TCCCGCATACTGCGTATCGAAATATGCTTCCATGTGATCCTTCATAGGCAACGTTAAAGATGTAAGCCCGGATCGGTCAAGCTGTAGGACGATATCTTCACCAATGAGTCCAGCAAACTGCATTCCCGTTACATAATTATTCGCTACAGATCCCGTATTCGTCACCGTTATGGTCTTAGTAGTGGCATCCCATCCAAGGTCAATTCCATCGCCGTTCTCGAATGTAACTGTTTGCTCTTTGTTTATTTCTTCTGGGGCAAAATTTTGAACATGAACCCACCAAAAATTGTATTTATCATATAATCCATTGGCCGTTTGTGTGTTCAACGCATGGGTAGGGGCGGTAGCATCCCCCACATCAATATTCCGAAGGTTTGAATTAGTGGCATTCTCTAATCGAAAATCCGTAGTAGCCTTAAAAATACCGTTATTTACCTGAACCTGTTCAAACTCAACATTATCGGTTGAGCCAAGACCAATGTTTGTTCGTGCGGTTGATGGATTGGAAATCGCACCTAAATTATCAGCGCTTAATAAATACTGCGGATGATCATTGTCGGCCAGTCCCGACAGTTGGCCGTGGTCAGTGACACCGGACGTGCTGCCGGTAGATACTGTACCACCGCCTGTACCTGCTTCATCAGTGAATTTTTCAATATCTTCAAAAACATCTGTAGTAGCCTCAACGATATCCAAAGCAAAAACTTCAACCACCCAATCGCCGGTAAATAAATCCTGTGAGCCGCCCAGATAGTATAGGGACTGACCATCATAATTAAGCACATTATGTGGGCTAAATTCTCCTTTCAGCGTTCCGGACAACAGGCGCCGCCAGCCCCTCTGTGTGTCCATCACTTCTTTCAGGGCGTTTTCGTGAAAATTACGATAGGCTGTTGACCCTCTCCGCTGCCAGCTATCGTTTGTGGTGGCGCCATCTGCTGCTGAATACCGCAAGGCTGCTGGCGCCCCACTGCTTGGCCCATCTCCGAACCAATCGTTTTCACCCTTATAGTGAACGCTATAAACACCACTCTGGGTTAACTGAAAGTCTATAGATGTAGAATTCTTTTTCGCTATTGAATTTACAATTCTTGACGATAGGTCAGTATAGTTTGTGAAATCGGCAAATATTGAACCAGATCTTGCTTCATATATCTTAATTATAAGATTACCATCGGCATCTGGTGGCGTGACGCCAGTCAATACACTAATGAAACCTTGGAAGCCTATCTTTCCGGCAGACGAATAAGTGTCTATCAGATCAACTGTATTAGCGACAAAGGATGTAGCCCATGAGTTTGAACTTACATCCCAATAATAGGTATCGGACGGTGCTTCTATTCGTATTTCGTACCGTATTTCTGCCTCAGTTATCGTGTCATCAAACTCTGCGTTTGCTTGGGCATTAAATCCAATCTCCTGATCTCCATCACTGATAAAAAACTGTGAAAATTCTTTTGATTTTGTCAAGCCTCCGAGCTCAACTACACTGGGAAACTGTATCCCTGAAACCTCCGTGCGATGGTTGAATTTTATTTTAGCCTGTTTTATACCCGGCAGTCCGGAGTTATCCCGGTTGCCCTGGCTTATAACAGCCTTTAGATTGGCAGTATTAGCGGCTACTGTGCTATCAATCGTACTTTGTGATACATAGGTACCATCAGACGCATATTCCGTTTCAAGTACGCTGGACGCATTTTCATAGGCTGTTATCTGGTCAATATAGTAGGCGCCGTTAGTCTGCTTTAGCGTGAGTTTGTGATTGCTCAACAGCTTTTTGAGGGCCGCCTCGACAGTGATAGGTTCATCTACTTCATCGCCGGTCTTTGCGAATTTCCGGAGGGCGCTTGTCTCATGATATATCTGCCGCAAGTAATCATTAGCAGCGTTGATGTTTTGTTCTATCCAGCTTGTATGCGTGCGTATCGGCAGGTCAAATCCAGCCTGAGACAACAGGTAGGCTATCGTTTCGATAACAGTCTCACGGCTATCGGGCAATGATCCGGCTACTAAGAAATCCTTGCCGGAAAGATCGGTAAAATCCTTGGCAATAATCGTCAGTCCATACGGCAATGCGTTTTCTTCATAGGTCGATAGGTCATTGTATATATATCCCGCCCACTCCTGTATGCCATCAATTTTGTGTATCACATGAAACTGCTGCTCATCGGCTTGCTTTAGGTCATTCAGCAGCCCCTCCTCACCATCCTGCAGCCAAACGCTCACCTCTAATACGCCTTTTTGTATGGGATTCTTCCATGGCTTACGAGGGTCAATCTTTTGATGTGAAAACGACCCGTACCCCTTGCCGGTATTAGCCAGTTCGCTGACACCACCGCTCCATTCGGTATCATATATCTCTATAAGATGCGTCTTTCCGAAGTGGTCTGTACTTTGCGTTTTTGCTCGTAAACTCATCTGAATATGTCCTGGCCGCGTTTATTTGAAATGAATATATCGGAACCTCTCAATCGCCCTTCGACAATGACACGCTGTGTACCGCCCATATTGCCCATCATGCTTTTCAATTTGTCAAGCGGAGCTATTACTTCAGGATTGGAACGTGCGCCTTTGTTATCCCCGACAACAGCCATAGTGGGCCCAAATGCCAGACCGCCTTTTGCAAGTTTTGGTGTGTCTTTTGGCCCGTTATTGAGATGACTTTTGATTGCGCCCGCTGCTGCTATTAATGCAACCCCTGCCGCAATAGCTGCAAAAGGATTACCTGAAAATGATAGTTGGGCTTTAGCGACCCCGAAAGCAATCAGAAGTTTTCCAAAGGTACTCATGAAACTTGCGATAATAGAAAGCATTTTATTGAAAAATGTAGTTGCCCCTCCATCGCCGGTAAAAATATCGCTTAATGTTTCACCAAGTGCCGCGAAAGCATTACTAAGGGCGGTTTGAAGTGCCTGACCTAATTCCATGGCCTCCTCGCCCTGCGTTTTCATGCTTTCGAGTTGTTTCTCTAATGATGATTTTCGTATGTCAAGCCTATCCCGTTCACCTTGCGAAGTTGCAAGTGTGATTGCCTTCTCCATTTTTGCAATTTCCTCCTGGACATAGGCAATGGAATCGGCTGGTACTCCTACATCAAGCTCTAATTCAGGGATATCAATGTCAAAAATGGGTTCCCAGTCTTTTGGCTTAATTGACTGAATAACGGGTTTTACTGGGACTTCTGGCATTACACCGCCGGTATCGGTTACCACGTCCGTTTCTACTTTGACTTTCTGGCGATAGATAAGTGGGCCGGTATCTTTTTTATTATTCAGTGCTTCAGCAACTGTTCCCCCCAACTCCTCAGCGATCATTTGACCCGTTTTGAATATGAGTGGCCTTATTTCCCTAAGTCGATCTTCGAATATTTTTAGCTGGTCATTTAGCTCTTTGTAGGCAGCCGGATCAGTTGTCATCTGTGAGATAACACTTTTATTTGCATCTTTTATTTTTGCTTTGATGCTGTCGATCCGTTTTTCAAGATCCCTCCATGACTCACTTTCTACATCTACACCCTTTAATTGGGCGATCTGATCCCATAGTTTTTTTGTTTTTTTGTGTGATCGAACCGCAGCATAACCAAGTAAACCAACCGCAGCCGTTATGGCTGTTATGGCTGCAACTACTGGGTTTAACAACGCCACCAGATATAATGATTCAAGAGCGCCTATTACGGCCGGTATAGCCGTTGATGAAAGAAAAAGCATGGCTGTCGCTAATGATGATACGGCAGTTGTCATTGCACCAAGTGCATATATCACGGGGCCACCCGCGCCGATAACGGCAACAAGAGTTATCATGGATGCCTGTGTATCAGCCGAAAGAGACGTAAACCAGTCCGTCATCATTTTTATATTGTCAGTGACCCGCCGGGTTAATTCTTTTATATCTAAATTTTCAGCTAAACTTTGCCCCACCTCCGCCAGTGCGATACTCACATTATCCTTAAAAGTACTCCATACACCGGAAAGTGTCTTTGATTGCTTTTCCATACCATCAGCAAAAAGGCCACCTTCACTTGTTGCATCTTTGAATGTTTGCTGTAATATTTCAAAGCTGATTTTACCTTCCGATGCAAGCTCCAAAACCTCGCTTTTAGCGACGCCCATCGTATCTGCTAATAGATTAATGGCTGGTACACCCTGATTAATCAGCTGTCGAATATCTCGGGTCATTAGGCGCCCCTCGGCAGCTGCTTGACCGAATGCGATACCTATACCATTAATACTCCCCCCTGTCACAGCGGATATATCGCCTATCATGGATAGTGAATTGAAGGCATTATCAGCCGACAAGCCAAAGCCCTGTAACATATTTTGAGCGCTGGCAAGGTCGTTTAGCTGAAATGGCGTCTTTGCAGAAAACTTTTTGAGCCGTTCAAAGTTTCGTGCGCCCTCCTCGATAGACCCGTTTAAAATGTTCATTGACTGCTGGAGAGATTCAAACTCCGCCGCAGATTTTAGCGCTGCGACACCGGCGCCAACAAGCGGTAAAGTGAGCGCTGCGGTCATGTTTCTACCAACGCGTTTCATGGAACGGCCGGCGTCCTGTATCTGCCGTTGCGCCTTAGATAGTCCTTTTTCGAGGGATGAAATATCCGAGCCGATGGATACCAATAATGTAGCTACGTTACTTCCTACTGCCATTGAGTGCTTTTTGACGGTTATTTTTCATCTTATCGATTACGGACTTGTCGGCTTTATATCGACCGGTGTCTACTGGCAGCTTGTCAATACCTGCAAGCTCCCATATGGAAGGCGGCTTTTTCACAGCGCCGGTATATATTGCCCTTTCTAAGCGTGCGGACTCCATGCGGTGTTGTCGCTGCCTATCATCATAACCTTGCGCCCGATGATTGAGCTCATAGATCGTAAGTCCACGCGAAACACCTATAGAAAGACCCAGACAGCCAATGGTAAACGCATAAATATCATCAACGGTTACTTTTTCTTGGCTGTCTGCTTTCCGTTTCCCGCTGCTTTCTTTAGGCCCGCCGTTGATTCACTAATTAAGGCCATGACTGTTTGAATCTCACCAAACTGCATCCGCCGCAAATCCTCCGGTTTCAATCCATCATTATGATCTTTTGCCATGTAATAGGTCAAAAGACGAATATTTTTGGGCTTATTAAGTGCTTCTTCCTGCCAATCACTGAACCCAATATCAAGATCCTCGCAAAAGTCCTCAACAGCGCCAAAATCAAAACGAATTTTAATTTCATCGCCGTTTAGGTCGATTGTTTTTTCACCTTTCATGATTACGTTGTTGAGTTATCTGTTTTCGTTGGTGCGCCGTTGAACTTCCATCCGCCGGATAAAGTTGCCGCTTCTTCGTTTGGGGCACCGAAATCAAGATTTGTAATCCCAATCTGCCCATCAAACTGAATGCCATCGGCTTTACCGAAAGAACCGGTAACGTCTTCTCGGGTGTTGATATAGTCGAACAACGTATCAGCGGTGCCGCCGGTGTCCCAGTCAGCAAGCCCATCAAAGGTGCCTTCCGCGTTGCGAAGCCCAGCGCCTGACAGGTGTTCTTCCCATCCGCCAGAATCTTTTGTCGTGGCATCGGGGAGTTCTCGATTAATTGTTAATGTTGCGTCTTTCGTGTGCGCCATTTGCTGGCCGTCCACGCTCCATATAATTAGAGTGCCTGAAATTTTAGCCATGATATTTACCTATGTTTTATGAGAATTAAGCCGCTTGTATATCGGCAGGTACATTGATTGTGAATGATGTGATCTCGCCGTTTTGTGTGTCTGCGATATTGGTATTATCCAATACGATATGCGCTGTTGTCGTTCCTACCGTAAGCCCACTAATTTCTTGTAAGGCATCCGAGCTTTTCAGCGTTGCTGAGGCAATATCGGTTCCAGCGCCAGCGGCTGTAGTACCAGCGAATGCTATCGGCAGGTCGCTGGCCCTCACTGCTATTTGCCCCGCAGAAGCCGCTCCGAAAGCGTCCGCCGGCAAAGCGATTGTTGCCAGTACAGCTGAGGAGGCGTCAAGTAAATCAATAGTGCCTCCATCAAATTGAGTGCCAAAATAATTAGCTTGTCCGTTTCTAAATGCTGCGTTTTTAGCCATAATAATGATGTTTATTTATTGATAGTTAGTCGATTTTG